TATCGATGAAGATTGTTCCCGGTGAAGAATCAGAAAAGTCCTGATAATTCTTTGGAAAATACGTCTTGGTATAGTCGATAAGATTTTTCTTGAACTGTGAAAAATCCCTGTTCAAATAAGATATGTCCTTATTTGTCAACGGTTTAAACGTTTTCTGTGTTGTTGATGCCATAATTAGTTATTTTCCAAAAACATTTCAATTTGTGTCTGATCATTATTCACAGAAATAGTCAAATTGATGTATAGTCTATAAATATCGACATCTTCTCTTTTTAAAACCTTAACATCAATATTGTCTATTGTTGCCATCGGAATCCAAAAATTAATGTCGCTAGTCAATGATTGTTTAACCCGTTGAGATAAAGTCGTATCGTTTGGATCAAATACAAAACTATTCAATGAGTGACCAAATGTAGGTTGCATACGACGCTCTCCCTTCTTGGTACTCAATAAATTACGAATGTTGTTCTTTACCTGTTCTAACGTATATATGGTTTGATTAAAAAATCCCCCACTTCCGTTTTGAATGGGTAACGTCAACCCAATTGGATACAACGTAGTCATATTACATCATTGATACTGAAGCAGATGTTGTTGTACCACCAGACTTCTTTTTATCAATCGCCTTCATCAATGCAGAATAATTTTTTGTCAAAGCTTGTGCCACCGGAGCAGGTGCATGATCCAAATTGTCCATCACAGATGGTGGTGACGATAATGACGATGCAACCATGTCACCTTCTCTTGGAATACCACCCACAGTTTCATTCAATGCTTTGTTTAAAAGTTCATTTTGTGTGTACTTTTTGAACTCTCTTTTGACTGGCTGTTCCTTAACAATCGGTTTCTTCGATGCACTAACCGTTGTTTCTGTGACTTTCTGACTCTTTTGAGTGAAAATCTCAGCCATGACTTCTGGTAACGCGGCACGGACTTCTTCCTGTACCATCTCTCTTATTAGTTGTCTCAATGATTCTTTTGTCATAGTAATATTAAATATCAAATTTGATAGTGTAAAATGACTTATATTTGAATTTGACTTATATCGGAAACTTGTCTTCCACGTCTGTCAAAATTGTTAAATCCACCCGGAACACCCTCGCCTGTTTCAGTATTGATACTAACAGGTTCGGCACCATCAGTTATTTTACCACCATTTTGACCCGGCGCATATCCACCACCAGTCAAAAATACACGTCTACTCAATAATGTTGAAAGTCTTTTTTGGAGTTCTTCCAAATCAAATAACTGAACCGGTACTTGTGTAAAAGGTAAAACTGCCCCTCCAGCATCAGGATGTGAGTGATAGTACCAATGAACGTGAGTTTTTAACCACTCACACAAGTCAAATAACCAATCAACAGCGGTTTGTCCAAGTAACGCTGGTTCATTAGTTTCGTTATATTGACCCAAATAAATAGCAGGACTGTTAATTACTGTTTTTGTATTTGTACTAATCACTACCTGTTCATGTGCATCTACGGTATATTCGCTGTCGGTAACAATAGCATATCTCTTCTTAGAAAAATGAAACGTTTCGGCAAATCTACTACTTAAGATTATACGATCCGTGTTAAGGACATATTGGTCCTTGTTCAATATTGGATAAGAAAACGTAGTGGCATTATTAGGAGCAAACGCAGTTACTTCTTCTCCCGTTTGATCTCCTGACACTCCAAACATCTTTTTGTAACATGTGGTTACATATTTTGAAATCGTACAACCGGACGTAATATGAATCGATGTACCGTCATTGTTAATATCCTCCAACAAATAACCACCAGTATTTCTTTCTGGGTGAGTTAAATCATCTTCATCAATTGGAGTAATTTTAGGTAATTTTGGATGTAATTGAATTTCTTCTGTCTTTTTTAACGGACGTTGACGGTTCCTAAAAATAATCATAGGATTACCACCACCGACTTCATATTTGTTGTTAAAAAAATTATTCTTTTTCTTATTACCTATGTTATAATCAAAATATCCATTTTTAAAATTGTGTGCGGGATTGTTATCATATGCTTTATCATTTTCACGATTATCGTCATATGCACCAAATCTTATTGATTGTCCAAACCTACTCTCTATTACGGTATCGCCTTCAAATCGTCTCAATGATCTGATATTTGGATTATGAAGAAAGTATCTTCCCAATGCTCCTTCAAATCCATATCCACCCTGAGCACGTAACTTACTTACTGGTCCTTTATAATCAATAAACGGATCCGTATCGCTTTTGTATTCCTCACGGTTACCCATATTGGCACCATAAGTCAATTCAAACGCTATATCAGCGTTGTTGTTTACAAAGTTCTTATAGTTTATTTTGCGGGTGTAATACAGATTGTTATTGTACTTAACCACACCCACAATTTCATTAACCAACGGATATTCAGAGATATTATTCTCCAAAGGCATTGCCCATGACAATCCTTCCTTAGGCAAGGTTGTTTGAGAATTCAATAGACGTACTTTTACACGTCCTATCCATGTATAATCATAATCATCAATAGAAGGTTTTTGACCGATGTAATTTTCAGGCCATTGATCCGGATCCAAATAGTGTCCATTTTCTATAATCTCAGGATGAGATTCGTCCAAAATAATATCCAACACCACCGCTGGTTCATATTGAGGAGTGGATGCAACATCTGTTAACAAAAATTTAAGATCACGTTTTGTTGCCAAAAGATTTACATCTTTTGACTGATCCATTGCGATTGGAGAGTTTGTACTCATATCAAGATTTGTTTATATTTATTTGACCGCCTGATTTTTCAATCACTTTAATTTCTTGCATAATCTGACGTTTTTCTTCTTCGGTCAAAAACCCTGTCATTTCTCCGTCTGCACCAACTGTTTGTCGGCTCATGATACGTTGAATAACCGCAGCTAACTTAACTAATTGTTCGTCATTTTTTACTTGAACATCCAAATATTCCTTTATCAAAGGAACAATCATCAAAGCATCATTTGCAGTTTTAATCATCGAACGCAAATCACTGATCAATATGTCAAGTTGATCCCGATTGTTCTCAGAATTCTTAACTATATCCTTACACAAATCAGAAAATTTCTTGTTTTTGTATATTTCAATATCATTGTCCATATTCAGTACTTACTGTTATAAATAGAAAAACCACCCCTTTTGGAGTGGTTTTCCTTATTTTATTTTAGCAGACTACTAGAGGTTGCCATTATTTACATACGACTTGGTGATATTGTTCTGATAGTTTTTCATTCGATTAATCACCTTAGTAATCTGTTGCGTCTTACATGAAGAAATCTCACGAATGTACAAGTACAATGCCTTTTTGTTAAAGGCATCAATACGATCACTGTTGCGGAAAAGTTCAATCACCGCATTAGCAATATTGATATCACGTTGTTTGGTAAAAATCTTACCCACATTCTTTTCCCAATAGTTCACCATTAGTTGAAGAAACTCACGGTTTTCTTCTTCTCTATAGTGACAATCTTCGTGTTGCAACTTGTAAGTATTTTCACCGTTATCATCGCCTATTTCAACATGTTGGTTGAATCGTTTGTAATTACTATTATTCTGAAAAATCAGATAGTTCTTAGCAATAATACTGAAATAACTAAACGCCTTACCTTTACCGCTCTCAAACTTATGAATATTGGCAACCAAATGAGCAACAGTTTCCTTTTGTACTTCCAAAGGACTTGTCTCAAAATAACAGAACTTAAACGTGTTAAACACGTTTTCAACTAACTTTTCAAACGCATACTTGATCTTAGTATTGTAGATTTCATCACGTTGTGATTGATCATCACTGGTATTATATTCGATAATTGCGTCCTCAGTCTCGGATGTAAAATACATCTTTTCCTTGGGTTTACGAACCCTCTTTGTTTTCTTAGTTTTTGTGGTTTCGATAATCGGTGTTTCCGCAATAGTAACAACTGGGGTCTTAATTTTTGCGGAACGAATCTTCTTTGTCTTCTTTTTTACAACCTTGGTTACAGAACGAACTGGTGTTCGTTTGGTTTTCTTCTTTATGATCTTAGTATTCTTCTTGACTGTCTTTTTATTAGTTTGTTTCTTTGTCTTGAACATTGGAGTTAGTCCTTTGATTGAGTTTTTCTAGTATCAAATATAAATCAGAAAAGACTCCGCCTACATCGTCGTCCTTTTCAAAAATCTGTTTATCATCAACCAACTTTATTTGACGATACACCTCATTTATATCATCCTTGAATTCTACTATCCAACTCTCATATATGTCAATTTTATTTTGACAATTATATGTCACATAACCAAGTATCACAGTTGTTGCAACAAATAGTCCCAACAACAAACTTAAAATAATAATCATAACTTTTATTCTTCTTCCTCGTTCTCGTCTTCTTCTTCCGTACAATAGTTTGTTAAATAGATCAACGCTTCATCAACTAAATCCCAATCTTTTGTAGTTTTGGCTTCTTTTAGAATTTGAACGATTTCGCAGGTTTCTTCTTGACTCATATACTGTTAACAAAATTATTTTTAAGTCTGTACGTTTATACAGACAAAATTAAATAGTATTAATGAATGTAAACGTCAAAAAAAATTGATTTATCTCTGTACGAAATATCTCTTAAAGAAGTCATCGCCCTGATTATCCATCTTTTTGAGTTCTTCTTTAGTTATATTTTGCAATTCAGTTTCGTCGATTTTACCGTCGTTATTTGTATCGTATTTTTCAACGATTTGAGTTGCCTCTTGTGTGTTTACTGGTTCGATTGGTGTAATAGACTGTTCAACAACAGGTGTGGTTACAATCTTTTTGGGTGGCTCTTCAATTGGTTTTGGTGTCTGTTTCTTATCGTCCGGAATATAAATAGCGTATTCTTTACTAACTGCCATGTTGTATGCCAATATCAACGCAACCGCTAGTGGATCGAATACAAAAATCAATACTAGAATAAACCATTTGACGACTGTATTTAAGTTCATATTCAGCTCGTCCGCAACAAATTTGAAAGTCTGAATGTCTTTATTAGATGCAGTGTTCAACTTAAGATCTGCAATCTTTTTGTCAATAGTATCTATCGTGGCAGAATACCCGGATGACTTATCATTCTCCGTTTTAATGTTTTTGTCCGTTTGATCAATCAATTCCATAGTCTGATCTTGTACCTGACGAAACTGGATTGGATTACGTGCCAATAACGCATTTGTATTGATCTCACTTAATCTGGACTCCTGTGTTTTTCTTAATGCTGATAATGAATCAATACGTAATTTAACTTCATTGATTTTTGATTGTTCTTGTTTCTTTTGATCTTCCAACAATTTGATACTGTCCATCATCATAGTGTATTTGATAGAAGACTGTTGATATGCACTGGTAAGATATCCAAATATACCCAACGACGTAATCAACATAAGAATGAATACCGCACCACATAAATAAGATTTTAACATCCATTGGGACTTTTTCCAAAATCTATATAAGAATGATGTTGCAACCAATTTACCCAATTCAAGCGAAGAAGCCATCACCATAGCGGCAATAGACGCACCGGAAAACAATAATCCGATACCCCAAATGGAGAAAAAAGCGGCACATCCAGCAATGAATAATGCTGAAAAGCCAAGTAACAGATTAAAGTTCAGTATGTTTCTGTTCATAGTATATAAATATCAAACAAAGTAAAAAACCCCCACCTATTAGGGTGGGGGTCACATAACTTATTTGTTTATTCACTTCACAGTGATCTTTTTGACATCTGGCTTAACCGGCTTAACCTTAGGTAACGTAATGGTTAACATACCATTTTGAAACTCGGCTTCAACCTTGTCTTTAGAAATATTATCACCCAAAGTAAAACTTCGACGAAAACTTGAACGTTTCAACTCACGACGTATGTACGTTCCAGTTTCACCAGAAACCTTATCTGGTACGGTTAACTTGTTTCCTACAACAGTCAAGACGTTAGCTTCAAGTTCGACATTTACATCCGATTTATCCAGACCGGGAATTTCAGCTTCAATTACCACACGATCTGAAAAATCAATAACATTTACCTTTGGATACGATCCCTTTTCAAAAAAGTCCACACCAAAATCTTGCGTGAAGTTAGGGACGTTAGCAGCGAAGAATTCATCGAAGATTCTATCAAATGGAGTTAAAAACTCATCACGATGAACTGCACGAAGTGCATTTTTATTGATCTTACTTAGATTACTCATATTATATTTCCTTTCGTTAATAGTCCTTTTGGACCTATTATCTCTTAATCTTTTGGACTTAAGAGGGTAAAACGCTTTGTCTTACCAAACAATATATAGTGAAAACCTAGATAAAATATTCAGTTTTGTTGGAAAAATCAAACTCTGGAATCCATATATTCATAGGACCATGTACCCCAAACGTATTTCTTTGTAGGTTCATATCCACTGTACATTCTCTTGAGAATTTACACGCAACTTCGTATGGTGCAAATACACACCCATGTTTTTCATACAATAACGCATTGTGAACACATATAACAAGATCCTCAGCACAGTAACCATTGTTGTGATGTTTATAGTAATCACCATGCGTTGTGGCAACAAAAGGAACATATTCTTTTGTAGGAACTTCCAAAAGTCTCTTTGATCTAAAAGAAAATCCTCCATTTCCAACACGTCGTGTGACTCCACTCGGATCTAAAAAATGACCTTCAATTAAAGGCCATGGTGCACCAATATAATCATAATTGTAAAAATTATCATCCCAAGCATCGGCATTAACAATAAATCCATCTGTCTGAACTATTAAACAATATTTGGTATCAATGTATCGATGCAAGTCATAAATCATAAAATGACTATATGCCTCCGTGGATGTTAAATGTGGACAGTGTTCTACTTTAATCCCGTCTTCATCAGAAACAGTATATTCATGTGTAATGAATTTTGCATCTGCAAATTCCATTTGATTCATACAATATCGCATAGACATCAACGATTGTTGAAGTCGTACTGAAGACACACACACCAAAGTTACATCGTTCAACTTTTTCATAAATTATTTTGCATTTGATGTATAGTTCTATCAAATTCATCCAAAATATACAATTTACAATAATATGACTCTTGCGTTATTACACTAAAATTAACAGAGACACTTGGAGAAGATGGTTGTTTCAATAACGTCTCAATTAAATTTTTTTCTAAAATTTGAGACACCATTAGTTTATGTTTTGAATTATATATTTCAACTCTCAAAGAGTGTGTATTATCACGATATAATACAGATGTATCAATAACAACGTTCTTGGTTATAGTTTTTAAATCGGAATAACTATTGGTTTTTCCACACACATAATTTTGATTATATGGTGTTGGTGCATTTTTTCCAGATAATGTATGTACAGAAACAGTCCGATCTAGAAAATTAATACCGGAATACCTTTCGTAATCTCTAATCGATCTAACTGATCCCATTTGATATGTCTTAGGAATAGATACATTCACGTCATCTTCCATCTGAAATAACACTCTGTTTCTCTTATGCGATTGATTGTCACGTTCCCACCAAGATTTTTCTACAACCGAGTGTTTTGTTAAATCGTGATCATCCCAATGTTTTATTCTAGCAGACCGTGTATATTCGTGCCACAAAACAACCTTATGTGGATGATACAAATCATAACCATGAGTGAACGCACGAACAGCAATGCTTATTTCTTCGCCATAAAAATAATACTCAGGATCATGTGGAACTTCATCACAAAAAGATCCATCAGTAAATGCAAAATGAGCAGAATAGAATCTTGCAGGAATAGGCCGAGTTAGTTTATCATGATCTGTAATCGGATTTGGTACGAATATTACAGTGCCTTCATCTGTAAACGTATGAAAGTCCATTTTCCAAGGAACTTGTTCAAAAGATTCTTTGAGTTCAAATGGATCAAATGCAGGCGCATATGTGGTGATAATAGGCTTCTTACTTCCCATATCAACACACTGCGCATACATTTCTTTTAATAAGGTATCCCATCCCTGTACAAACCTGTGATGAGAGTCTAATTGTAATGTGTATCTTTCTCCGTTATAGTAACGTTGAATCAAATTTCTTGCCCAACATGCCCCTTTACTTTTATAGTAAGGAACATCGATGATATTGATGTTTGGATAGTTCTGTAAAAAACTTAAATTTTCAACATCATCATGTTGCCAACAAATACAGAGATTTAAATTTTCTGGATTATTGGCAGTTTCAAACATATCCACAATGGTTGGTACCAATTCTGGATCTCTATAAGAGGCTATTTGTACAAAAATTGATTCATCGTTCATAACTTAATTTTCGAGCTTCCACATATCATATTCACATCTACATGATATATAGTCAGCAACGTGAAGTAGACGCGGCAAATTTGTCTTCAGTTCATGTTCTGGATTATATGACTTCAAATATGAAGAGTTAGCTTCATGGTACAAACCATCAGACAACTTGATTGCCAATGTCTCCTTCCAAGTACAAGGAATTTGATATTGTTGTAGAATGAACAACGCACGATCAACCACGTCCATATATTGTAGATTGGGGTTGAACTTAAAAATCTCACCACGATTCTTTCGATGCCAATCGCTCTCTTGAATCTGATAATACTCGCCCTGTTCCTTGTCACCCAACTTTCCAAGATCATGATGGATGGCAGAAAACGCCAACTCTTCATCAGTGAAGTCGATAGTACCACCACGGGCTTCATACAACTTCTTGACACCAAAGGAAGTAGTCAAAACATTCATGATGTGGTCAAGGTAACCACCAACATAAGCGTTGTGGAAATGTTCCTTTGCGCTCGCAGGTGCCATGATGGCACGATAACCGTACTCATTCTCACTATACAGGTATTGCAACTTTTGAAGTCGTTCACCGGAGAAGAATTTTTCGAGTTGTTTTAGAAATTTTTCGTAATTAGCAAAAAGCTCTTTTTCAGTATAAGATTTTGTCATGAAATACATCCTATACTGAAAAAGAGAATAAGTCAATTTTTTATTTACGTGTTATAAAATTGCAACACTGCTCGTAAATTCAGCAGACCCGTATGGCGTAGTTAATAAAACTGATGTAATTACATCGTTCACGTTGATTTTAGAAAATCCCCCAGACGTTGTAGTATAAACAAAAACGTTAACGGTCTTATTATCATCATATGTTAATGTAGTTTGGTCATTTACAAATTGTGTACCATCGACATATACCCAATTAGAACTTGAATCTGGATGATCACGTAAATTAGTAACCGTTGGTGTTACCGTTGCTGGTGCAAAAACATACTCAATACTACTTGTGAATTCGCCATCCGATGTTACAACTGTAAAAGTTCCATTTGTATTTACATCGGTTGGAATAGAAAATCCAATTTGATTATTGTTATATACATAAACCGGATCACATTTTGATGTATTAAAATATATTTGTGTATCACCTGTAATAAAGTGAGTTCCAAACATGTATATCCATTGACCAGATGGTCCAGATGTTGGAGCAAATGATGTAATTGTAGGGGTGACAGGGGATGGTGGAACTGGTGTATTAACCGTTAATGTGGCAATATCACTTGTAGTAGTACCGTCAACATTAGTTACAGTTGCATTATAATTGCCAGCGTCATTCAATGTAGTCGTTTGAATAATATAAGTATTACCCGTGGCGCCTACGATTTCGACATTATCTTTGAACCACTGATAACTAAGTGGACCTTCATCTGAAACGTTAACATTAAATACAGCACCATCGCCCAGTAAAATTGTTTGACTGGATGGTTGTTCGATAATTATAGGAGTTGGCATATTTTAATATAAATACTAGTTTTATGTAGATCTTTTCAATTTTTTTATGATGAATCGAACTAAAGCACTTCTTACAATATCATCTTCATCAAACTTAAATGTATAAATTCCATTTTCACAACTTTCTTGGTCGTCAAATGAATTCATCATTTTTAAAAACCCACTTTTTCCATTTATATCACTTTGATCCGGATCGCCCAATATAAATACTTTGCTAAATTCACCAACACGTGTAACAAGGGTCACCAGTTCTTTGTATGTCATGTTTTGAGATTCGTCTGCGATAATACATCTAGCATTCCAATTTAATCCTCTCAAAAATCCAATGGGGATACTATCAATTCGTTGTTCTTTTTGAAGAGAATCAATACTGGCTTTATTCGTCAACTCAGACAACTTTTCAAGAAGTGGTTGAATGTATGGCGCCATCTTTTCATCAGCTTCACCTGGCAAAAAGCCAAGTTTACTATCAGAACTTTCAACGGCACTTCTCAAATATAAAAGATCACTAACTCGTTTTTGATTGAGTAATAGTAACGAAGATAATATCGCCATATATGTTTTTGAAGTGCCGGCCGGACCACTTACAAACATCAATTTGGTGTTTTTGTCTAATGCGATATCTAAAAATTGTTTCTGTTTGGTTGTTAACTCTCGTTGATATATTTCAATCTCATTCTTAATTTTATGTTTTTGAGGGACTATTGGACTCTTATCTTCACCGGGTTGTTTTTTATTCTTTTTCATTCAGTTTTTTAGGTTTAACTGCATTATCCAATAACATTTCGACATGTTTTACTCGTCCACACAATTCATATTTTTCTTCTTGAAGATAAAAATTGTAAACATTTTGAATATTATCTCGAAATGCTTCTCGGGAAATAGTAATTACAAAATCGGAATTTTTAAAATTAAATACTTCTACCATCGGTAGATTTTTTTGAATCGCAAACTCAATAGATGATATAACACGTTCAGTTAAGTCCGTTTTATTAGACTGAACATACAACTCCAATTCTTTGAAATCAGAGGGCAACACAAATGGTTTATATTTTGTTTTACCTGCCATATAACACTAATAAATATCCTTACGCGTCAGATAAAACCAATAAAAAACGCCATCGTAAGATGGCGTTTGTAAATCGTAGTAGTTTTACTTGTTGTTTAGTTCTTCTTAACCTTAGTCTTAGTTTTGACACTAAGATCAGGAGCGGTTTGTGCCGGAATCAGATTGCTCAACTCAACGATTCGGAACTTGGCAGTAGACTTCCAAGAATTCTTTGTTCTATCTGAAGCGTACTCAAAGGTCTTACTCTTTGCGATCAAATCATTGATCTCCGCAACAGATCCAGCGTTCTTAATTTGTTCACGTAGTCCCATAACTTTTACCAGATACGATGCTTCTTATCATCCTTTTCAACCACCTCGACAACTGAGCCATCAGGCCAGCGTTTGACGATTGACTTCCAGTGCATCAGTTCCTCGGACGCATCTGCGGGGGTATCATACTCCGTATCAGACACTCGGAGACCACTACGTACAACTACATACTTCTTCTTTTCCATATGTGTAACTTCTTTATTTGTTAATGTTTGTACTACGACTTACACCATCATCATATCTCAGAATTTAAAAATGTCAACATCTTTTTACCAAACTCGATGATTTTCTCTGATGACTTCGTATCCATCACGTTCCGATAGATGCCAATGTCTAACAACTCTTCCCATTTCATCTATTGTTTCAAGATCGTCAGGTACTGTTAACACTCTCAAATCCGCTCCTTCACCATTGACACGTTCCTGAAGGAATTCGACCGCATGAATTAATTCTGGCAATGTCCGGTCTTCATAACAATAATATGAATGTGGTTCATCAACATTTAGCAATTCACATGCTATGGTAGACAGTTTATATCCACAATTTATTCCTCTTGAACGATTTACGACAATCTTCATATACATAAATATATAATTATTTCAATTATGTTTGAAATTTATAAGAACCACCATCAGGATGAATGACCACACTTTCATAATAAAAGGATTGCATAATATCATCCGTCGCATTATAGATAGTTACTCCGCCAATCGGCCAACTCATTTCATCTGGTGTATGTGTCTTATAAAGATAAAGTTTGTAATAATCTGGATATTTGGCAACTAAAACTCTCGTACCTTTCAACGTAAATCGGTCAACCTTACTATCATCTTTTACATCCAAAAATATCCAATGTTCTGTACTTGAAGTCTTTGTGACCGTCCGTTGTACCGATTTGAAATATTTACTATTTCCTACATCATATACAGGTTCATTTGCCTTTTGTTTTGGTTTTCTAGTAACCTTCTTAGGTTTATCTTTGTTTTTAGTTTTTACTGGTTTCTTCATTTTTAGTGCTTAGTAAAAAATTGATAATTAGTAATAATTCGATCTTAACAATTGCGTTGAATACAATTTTAATAGTTCAATTTCGAATAACAGTTTGAATATAAGTACCTCCGTAAAACAAAAAAACCAAAAACTTTCGTTTGTGGTTTGAATTTTCTATTTTGATAAATTAATTACTATTCTGTCTCTACATCAGCCGCCAATGGAAGTCCTCCAGCATCTTCCACAACCGCTTTGATTTCATTTTCCAACTCCTTGATGCGTTCCTTATATCCAGCTGCTACATCCTTAAAATCCTTCTTGGTATGTAGTAGTTTTTCAGTAAGTTCGTATACTTTCTTCTGTGCTTCTTGCTTTGATAATTTGATGTTACTCATAACAAACATACATATGTATTGTGGTATGGAAGAGGTAAATTTTCACGATATAAATATTCACAACCATCGTATCACAATCTGGGCAGATCGATTCGTTGTACTACGTCACCCAGAAAAATGTGATCTATACGAAGATGAAACTTGTCGTGAGAAAATGATCAAGTACCTAACCGACGAAGGTTACATTGATCCCGAAAAACATAACTGTATCGTAATTGATAGTTACATCGACTTTGAACCGGAATAAAAATGGTGGACGTGGGCGGAGTCGAACCGCCGTCTTCAAAAATCGTTATACATCAGACTACACGCTTAGATACTTTTCGTTACGTCAACACACATCTAAAATATCAAACTGTGTATGATCGGTGTTTGGAAAGATTTAAATGACAATCCCAAACGTATTGTCATCGTGCCTGATAGTTTACACTCATCACAATTATCAGACATCATTGCAATGAATGTGCAGCAACTTAGGCTGCGAGTGCCAAACCACTCTTCTTAGAGGTCTTCTTAGAAGTGAAGTTGTAGCTGATTACCTTGCTCTTCTTATTAGCAGTTAATTTTTTGATAGATGATTTAAGAGGCCAACTATCGTCCTCTACGTGCCTAACGTACACTAACTCCTGAATCGAAACCAGTACACGCCCATGAAAAAGAACACAAATAAATATCAGATAAATTCTCTCTGATATCCAAATTCATTAAATACATCTTTGTATAGATCCCACACAAAATCAAGTTCTTTTTGAGTATAATAACTTTTATAATCTGTCATTTGTGAATTCTTCGGATCCCGTCGCAATTCAAACGTTTGAGAATTGCCTTCAAACTGATAATTATTAGTAGTCAATCCATTTACCAAAGTGTTTGTGTGCGGATCTGTAAAATCTAAAAATGGCAATTTGTGCAAATCTTCAATCATATGTTCAACACGTATGTAAAAATCAGGTTTACTACTGTGTCTAATGATAAAATGTTCTTCAGACCTATCGTTACACTCTTCATTAAGATATTCTGAAAATGGTTTTTTTGCAACATAATTTCCAGTTTCTGGATCCTCTCCAAAATGACGTAAATGCCATGTTGATACTATTTTTGCATAAGGATTTCTTATATTGCATACTAACGTATAATTATCACACCCCGGTGGGATATCTGTTTCGTGTGTATATGACTCAGTAACCGGTATATTTAATCTATAATTATAGAATTTATAGTATGCAAGAATTTCAGATACAGATCGACTAGCAGTTCGGGTTGGTAACCACCATACTACTTTTAAGTCGTGATTGACATTCATTATAATTTTGGAGCGGGTAGCCGGAATCGAACCGGCACATCGACCTTGGCAAGGTTGCAGGCTACCACTACATCATACCCGCGCTCTTTAAATTTGGTGGACCGTAAGGGAATCGAACCCTTCCCTAAAGCTTGCAAAGCTCCTGTGCTACCACTATCACTAACAGCCCATTAATGTC